TATTCCCCGAACGAGTTACGCCAGATGCGCTTCGGTGTAAAATTCTGGTGGATCTTCGGCGTGAATGCGCGACGGTGAAATCTCTTTATAATGTGGATAATTTGCGGGGAGAAGGTGAAAGAGAATGATATGGAAGAAAAGAAACGCATGGTTCGGAAGGTACCCGGCTTGTGATATGCTGAATAATGCGCTGAGATTTATATTTCAGGATGACGAACTTTCAAAGAATGAATTAATAGCGGCATTAGATATAATTCATTCGATACAAAAAGGCGGCGGATATTTTCATGAGGACTTGAAAGAAAAAGTAATGATGTGTTTAAGGGGGGAATTTATAATCTATGGCACAAAGAAAGATTAAACGAATATCCCCGAATCAGGCGGCAGTGATGGGCAAAAGGGGGATTGATACTGCGAGTATGTATAGAGATTATTATAATCTCTATCGCAGGAGAATGAGATCTTTTCGGGAAACTGGCGAATCATGGCGGCAAATTTATCAGGAAAATATAAACCGCTTTGAACCATTACAAACGATTGATAAAGCGGACCTACCTGCGGCATTATCTGAAATCAGCGGCTTTCTTTCTTCCAAGCTCTCCACCGTTCGCGGCGCAAAAGCGCATGACGCAAAAGTGATTCAATCGCTTAACGATTTGTATTCAGACATTGACGAATCCGGGAATGTTAAAAAGCCCTTGATTGGATCAGAAGAAGAACTGAAAAAGTTTGGCGCTTTCATGGAGTATGCAAGGGCCACCGGGGCCGCAATGACAACGGGTGGATCAGCAGAAGCATTGAAGAAGTATAAAAGGATCAGATCACAAGGCAGGAAAAATAAATCTCTGAATACTATAATCAATGAGTTTAACAAAATGACGGAGGAGCGCCGGGAATGATTTACTATACATCAGATTTTGATGTTTCCGCTCTGTTGGGGGAGATTGATCCTCTCCCCCATCGGCGCGGAGTACGTGCGAAAGGCGATAAACGGAAATACCTTCGTTGGCTTTCTGCGTTTGACATCGAAACTACGAATATTCGGGAAATCAAACAGGCTGTGATGTATGTATGGCAATGGCATTTCATGGCGCTGGATGGGAAAACAAATGAAACGATTATAGGCCGCACGTGGGATCAATACGAGGAATTGTGCTTAAAGATCGCGCAATACATCGGGAATGATGACCGCCCGGAGGATCAGAAAATCTATCTTGTGCGGCTTGTGCATAACTTGTCCTTTGAATTCCAGTTTATCAGCGGCATATATGATTATACTGAAAATGATGTATTCTGTATTGAACCCCGGAAAATCCTTCGCGCAGATTGCTATGGGTGCATCGAGGATAGATGCACATATCTTCACAGCAACACCAGCTTGGCGCAATACGGGAAAATGTGGGGGATTGAACACCGAAAATTAAGTGGTGAAGAATATGATTATAGTAAATATCGTTTCTGGTTTACACCACTTTCTGAAATGGAAATGCAGTATGCAATCAATGATGTGTGGGGCTTATGCGAAGCATATCGCAATGAAATGCGTTTTTGGAATGACGATTTATATACCATCCCCATGACTTCTACGGGCTATGTTCGCCGGGACGCAAAACGGGAATGGAATAAAACCCGGTACGGGGATCGGCTGGCGCTCATGCCTGATATGGATATTTACCAGATATTATCTGCGGCCTTCCGGGGCGGGAACACTCATGCTTCGCGCTTCTATGTGGGCCGGGACGGAGAACCGCCCATTATTGTAAAAGATGTGAAATCATATGACAGGGCATCTTCTTACCCAGATGTGATGTGTAATTGTAAATTCCCGATGACTAAATTTAGATATTACGCAGAAAGTTTAGTTTCTGAATCGAAAATGGACTACCTTTGTAAAAAGCTGAAAAAGGCCATTGTGTGTATTGCCAGTTTTGAAAATCTGCGCTTGAAAAATCGTTACTGGCCTTGCCCGTATCTATCATATGATAAACTGCTGAATAAGAAAATCATTCCATCTATCAGGCAAAACATGATGAATGATGAACGGGATTATTTGCTGGACAATGGGAGAATTATCAGGATCATGGCGGCAAGCTACGCAATAACCGATGTGGACTGGGAAATCATTAAACAAGAATATGAATGGGATAGCGTGCTATTTACTGATGTGTATTATGCCACTTACAAGAAATTGCCGGATGATTATATTTCCTTGGTGCAGGAATACTTCCGGAGAAAAACGGAATTAAAGAATGTGGATGGGCGGGAAATAGAATATGCTCTATCAAAAAATTTGATTAATGCACTTTACGGCATGATGTGTCAGCGCCCTGTGAAAGATAACATCCTCTATAAAAATGGGGATTATGAATACGCAGGAAAAGATAAAAATGAATTGCTCATGAAAAGTAATAAGCGCGGCTTTATGCCGTATCAATTGGGCGTTTGGGTTACTGCATGGGCGCGGTACTGGCTGGAACGCGCTATCAGGCTGATTGTTGATACCCCCGGCGCGGAATTTCTCTACACTGATACGGACAGTGTAAAATTTACTGGGAATGTGAACTTTAATGCGCTGAATAAGGAAATACAAAAGGCAAGCGAAAAAAGCAAATCATGGGCCATTGACACCCACGGAAAAATACATTACATGGGGGTGTATGAGCAGGAAACGAGCTACGCAGAATTTGCCACGATGGGTGCGAAAAAGTACATCTATAAGTATGAAGGAACAGATGAAATCCATGTAACCATTGCCGGAGTGGATAAACGGAAGGGCGGCCCGGAGCTTATGAAGCATGGCGGAATGGAAGCCTTTAAAAGCGGTTTCACCTTCCGGGATGCTGGGGGCTTGGACGTGACTTATAACGATGAGCCGGAAATTGATCATATTGAAGTGGATGGGCATATAGTGCCGATAACGAAAAATGTTTATTTGGAACAGGGCGAATATACGCTTGGACTATCGCAAGATTATGCCCGTTTAATTGATGCAATTTTAGCCGGACGGCTTGACTTTGAAACTATTTTGTAATATAATGGTGGTGGGCAGAAACGCCCGAATAAAAAATTGGGAGGACTGGAAAAATGGAAATCGTCAAGGCTACTGAAAATCTGGATGCGAAGATGCGCTATCGGCTGGCGAAAGACCCCACCACGGAGAAGATGAGCAAGCACAAGAATGAAGTGGTGAGCTTCGATGCGTACATGGTACGTGAGGAAGTGAACGGTGATGCAGAAATCGTGAAAGTGCTTTCCTTGCACGTTGTGCCGGATGATATTATCATTGCCACCAATAGCAAGACATTCATCCGCGAATTTCTCGACATGCTCTCCTGCTTTGAAGAAGTGGGTGAAAAAGTGGACTGCATCGAGATTCTCACGGGCACCAGCAAGGCCGGAAGGGAGTACATCTCCTGCCGCTATGCCGGGGAATAATCAGGATCGCACAAAAGCCGGGGAGAAAATCCCCGGCTTATTTTATCGGAGGAATGAACGATGAATTTATTTTTAGAAAATGGGTATGTAAACGTACCTATGATAAACAGCTTGCCTTATCCATTTATTTTCTGCTGGGGTGGACGCGCCACCGGGAAAACATACGGCGCTTTGTGGGAAGATGTGACTACATATCGGGGAAAATTTGTTCATATGCGGAGAACTCAAACAGAGCTTGATTTGATTGCTTCATCCGCTTTAAATCCTTTTTCTAAAATCAACGAGGATAAAGGCACAAATTATAATGTGCAGCCCATGAAAAATATGGCATCCGTGCGGGATGAAAACGGGGATCAAATCGGCGTGATGCTGGCGCTTTCCACCTGCGCCAACGTTCGCGGCTGGGATGCTTCAAATGTTGAGCTTATTTCTTATGATGAATTTATCCCCGAATACCATAAAAGATCAAGTATTAAAAATGAACACCTTGCTCTGCTTAACTGCTATGAATCCATCAATAGGAATCGGGAATTGCAAGGGAAAACGCCTGTAAAATTGCGGTGCTACGCGAATAGCAATGATTTTTTCAATCCGCTTTTTGTGGGGCTGAACCTGATAACAAAAATTGAGAAAATGCAGAGTGCCGGGAAATATACCTATATTGATAGTGAGCGGGGATATATGCTGATTGATCTTGGAGAATCTCCTATCAGCCAGAAGAAAGCGAAAACAGCGCTTTATAAATTCGCGGGGGATGGCGATTTTTCAAATATGGCGATTGAAAACCGTTTTAAAAACAATTTGTTCCCGCCCCATCCCTGCCCCATCCGTGAATACAAGCCCATTGTTCATGTAGGCGAACTTACGATTTACAAGCATAAATCTGCAAACAAATATTATTGTTCGGATCACAATTCCGGGAATCCCCCCGAATATTCTGCATCAGATACCGAATTAAAAATGTTTCGCTTTGCTTATGGGCATCTTGTTTCCGCATACTATCGCGGTGCTATTGATTTTGAGCGAACCATACAGCAAGTGCTTTTCCTGCGGTATTTTGCGCTCTTGTAAAATATGGTATTTACAAGGATGATCAAAGATGGTATAATGAAATCGCGGGGAGGTGGGCATCGACCAGCCCCGGAAGGGCGCCCACGCGCCCGGTCAGCGCGAAAGCCTCCCCGCCTATGGAGGAATGAATCATGATCAGCGCGGAAAAGTTTGTAGAGCAGGCGCGAACCGGGAATTATCTGGGAATCCCCTATGAAACGCTGGATTGTCAGGGCTTTGTAGAAAGAGTGCTAAAGGATTGTGGCTTGAAAAAGGACTGGCGCGGATCAAATCATATGTGGCGTGATGCGCTTTCCAGCAAAAACGCCATTTCCGATATTGCGAAAGTACCCGCTGGCGCTTGGCTCTTCACCGTGAAATATGATGGCGGTGAAAAGGCGCGGGGATATAACGATAGCGAGGGAAACGCAAAACACGTTGGAATCTATCTCGGCGGCGGCGAAGTGATCCACTCCACCACTGGCGGGGTACAAATGGACAATATCGCATCGGCGCGGTGGACGCACTACGGGCTGTGCAAATACATCAATTATGGATCAGATAGCGGGTCATTGCTGGATATCCTGCCCATGCTCGGCAATGCTACGCTATATGAAATATATCAGGCGGCGAAACAGCTTTGGGGGTGATGGCGTGGAAACTGTAATACAAATGATCAAAGATTTGGGCTTTCCGATTGCCTGTGTGGTGGCGCTATTCTGGCAGAATAACCACCTGCAGGAACAGCACCGGGAAGACCTGAAAAACGTGACTGCGGCAATCAACAATAACACGGCGGCAACGCTGGCCCTAAAACAAAAATTGGAGGATGACGAAAAATGAAAACGGATGATATCTTGGAACTGATTCGCGCCGGGTACACGAAAGAGGAAATCATGGAAATGGAAGGCGAACCCGCTCCCGCTCCCGCTCCTACTCCCGCTCCCGCTCCTACTCCCGCTCCCGCTCCTACTCCCGCTCCCGCTCCTACTCCCGCTCCCGCTCCTGCTCCTGATGGCGGCGCGGTGAAAGAATTCGCCGGGATGATGCAAACGATGCTGGATCAGTTTGGAAACCGGATGCAAACTATCATGCAGAATCTGAATCTTTCCGGCGCTCAACAGCCCCAGCAGGAAGGTGTGCAGGATATCATTGCATCGGTGATCAACCCGCCCGGCCGGAATGGAGGAAAGAAAAATGCCTAATGATCCTGTAATCAATAATATTGCCGGAATGGCAATGCAAATCCTGCATGAAGCGCAAGGCGTGCGTGATATTTCCGGCGCGGTGCCGGGAGATTATGAAACGCTTTCTCCCGCGTCTGGCGCTTCGGTGCAGATCGCGAACGCTGAAACGGGCAAGCCCTTTGAATCCTTCATTGTTACTCTCCCGCCCCAGGAGCGGAGCGGGGAAGGATCGCCCACACCCGAAAATCTGCGAATCCTCCCCGCCTATGAAAAAATCGAGGTGCAGAATGGGGATAACACCCCAATTGAAATCATTCTGCCGGACGATTTTTACGGTGGTACGATAGATTTGATCAATAAACGCGCCACCTGTGATATTCTAAGGGTGCGCGTCCCGCCCGATGCGTCTTGGAGGATTGCCGGGAATACATCCGGGGAAAGTGTTGTTTTTATCGCTGATGATGCTCTCCCGTCCTACACGGGCAAGACCGCTAATAATCGCTACGCGCAGGGCGAAAATTGCAATCCAGGTTTTTATTCCAGTTATTCCACTGTCCCCGCGGGGCGCTGTGCGTTGTATGCGGATCAGGCAAGCTCTCGGCGGATGTGGTATTATCCCGCCGCTGAAGGTGTTACGGATGTTGAAACCTTTGTGCAATGGCTTACAGATAATCCTAAATACATCTATTTGCGCGTGCTGAACCCTATCGAATCAGATATTGGAAATCCTATCCCCTACGTGATCGAATCCAATTATACTGTATCGGTGAGCGCAGGAACAGCAGAAATCACGTATTCCGGGATCGCGCCGGAAGAAACAAGCGAGGCATTGGCATCCGCGCCGGAGCAGATCAACAAGCCGGAAATTCCCGCAATTGTCGAACCGGAAACCCCCGCAATTGTTGAACCGATTGCGGAAGAAATCAAGAATCAGGAGGATGAGGAAAAATGAGTGCCGGAGAACTTTCTTTTAACCAGATTGCCACGCTGGCAAACGCTATCCAGCAACAGGCTACGGGTGTAGCCTCCATCGCGCCTGTGGATGGCGCGAGCTTCGCGCAGTCTGCACAGACTACGCTGAAAACCGGGTACGAACAGGTGTACCGGGCCATTAGCACGGTACTGGGTAAAACGATTTTTTCGATTCGCCCGTATAACCGGAAATTCAATGGCATGGAATTTTCGGAACCCATGTTCAAACTGCACACCCGGAAAATCCAGATCGCGGATGGGAGCTTTGAAGATAATGATACGGTGGAATATCCCGTGCATTATGATGACGATGAATCTCCCATTACTGGCAACGGCAAAGCCGTGGATCAGCAGGTGATCAAAAAGGCCGATGTTCTGCAAACCAATTTCTACGGGATCAACACTTATCAGGATCATTACACCATTTTCGATGAGCAGTTGGAAGTGGCTTTCTCCAGCCCAGAGGAATTGGGCCGCTTCGTACAGATGATCATTACCAACGTATCCAATATGTTCGAACAGAGCCGGGAAAACATGGCTAGGGCCACCATTGTCAACCTGATGGCGGGAATTGTTGCTATCAATGATTCCACCAGGATCATCCATCTCCTGAGCGAATACAACACTCTTACTGGCCTGAGCCTTACCGCGCAGACGGTTTATCAGCCGGACAACTTCGCGCCGTTTATGCGGTGGTGCTATTCCCGGATCGCGGCTATTACTTCTCTTTTCACTGAACGCTCGGAAATGTTCCAGCAGGTGGTGAACAATAAACACGTGATGCGGCATACGCCCTATGAGGATCAGCGCGTCTATCTGTACGCCCCCGCGCAGTATCAGATTGAAATGCAGGTGCTGGCTGATACCTTCCACGATAATTATTTGCGGCTGGCCGATACTGAAACCGTGAACTTCTGGCAGGCTATTAAAAATCCTTCCCAGATCAACATTAAGCCCTCCTATATTGGCGCTAACGGCGCGGTAGTGAACGCCCAGAACGCTGTAACCGCTTCTAATGTGTTTGGCGTGATTTGCGACCGTGAAGCGGCTGGATATACTGTGCTTCGGTCCACGATGAAGCCCAGCCCCTACAACGCCCGCGCCGACTACCAGAACTTTTGGATCAAGGACTACCAGAAATCCTTCGTGGATCACACTGAAAAATCTGTTATCCTGCTTCTGGACTAAAAACGAAAAATGCCGCCCCGGTATGCCACCATGCCGGGGCGGTAAAATGGGGTGATTGCATGGCGGTGGCGGTAACATTCTATTCTAACTTTGCAAAGCGGCATAACAGCACGAAAACGCCAGCCACGCAAGGCACCACATATCAATGCACATTAAAAGAGCCTTGCTCAATTTTAAATCCTGTTATCGGGCTTGATTTGGGGCCAACTATGAATCCTAAAAATTTTAATTATGCAAGTATTGGCACGTTTACCAGATATTACTATGTAACAAATTGGGAATATTCCGGGCGGCTTTGGTGGGCTACTCTTTCAAATGATGTATTGGCATCATATAAAACTTATATTCAAAATTCCACTTGTTATGTGCTTCGAGCAGCTAAAATCTATGATAATAAAATTATAGACGGTCTTTATCCTACGACAAACCAGCCAGATACATTTACCGAATATGCTAGCACTTTTAATGGGACCGGGCAAGATGCTGTTTATGGCACACCGTGGAAACAAAAATTTGAAGATGGCTTTTATGTGGTGGGCATCATCAATAATGATAATGCGGCGCTTGGTGCCGTTTCATATTACGCTTTCACGCCTTCAGAATTTGCCGGGCTAAAATATGCCCTTATGGGAAATACCACCTGGACAAATATTACTGATACAAACCCGGATTTGGGCGAAAACCTCTATAAATCCATTTTTAATCCCTATCAATATATAGCTTCGGTGAATTGGTTCCCTCGTTCTATGCCTTCGAATATCGGCACTGCTATAACTGCGGTGCCTTTCGGATGGTGGACTTTGCAGCCACTTTCCTGCCATAGAATCGAGAATCATATAATCGAACTGCAACCGGGGACGCTTCGGGCGGTGGAGCATTCACAAGCTCCCACGCGGGGAACTTATATGCTTGGATCTCCTTATAGCCAGTATCGAGCATATTTGCCACCGTGGGGTGAATTTGAACTTGATGCAAATTTGGTAGCGATGGGTATTTGGGAAAGCACAGATGCGCCCTTCAAAGTAAACAATTTACATGCGCAAATTGCAATTGATTTGATTTCCGGAATGGGGAGTATCAGAATGTGGGTTACTGCCCCCGGAAACGATATGCAATTAAATCCCACGCTTTTATATCAATCTACAATGGTAGCTGTCCCCATTCAATTGGCACAAATCAATACAAACGGATGGGGGCAAATTCAAAACGTTGTTTCTTCCGTTGCCAACTTCGGATCAAATCTTGCTTCGCTGAATATTGGAGGCGCTATTAGCTCGGTAGCAAATGGAATTATTGATGGAATGGAAAATAATATCCCGCATGTAATGAGCGTTGGAAGTAATGGCAGTATTTCCCCATATGCCACGGAACTAATGAGAATTGAAAGCATCCACCACATTGCCGTTGACGATAATCCACAGGAGCGGGGAAGGCCACTATGCAAAAATGTGCAGCTTGGGACTTTAATGGCTGATACAAATAATAGCGGCTATATTCTTACTTCTGGCGCGGATGTACAAATCCCCGGCCTTGAAAGTGAAATTGCCGAATTGAATCAAAATTTGGATACTGGAATTTTTCTGGAGTGATTAAAAGATGGCGGATTTTTATTTGGGCTGGTACTATACAAATGTATATATGAGCCTTACGCAGGACGAAAAGGATCACAACGCCCGATTGGCGATGGCTTTCCTCCTGCGGCAAGGCTTCACCCGGGAAAGCGCAGCTGCCATTGTGGGCAATATGTGGGCTGAATCCGGGCTTTCTCCTGGGCAATGGCAAGGCGGCACACCATACAGCGGCGGCTACGGGCTTTTGCAGTGGACACCGTACACGCTATATAGCGATTGGGCCGTTACAGACTGGGAAAACAACGGGCCAAAACAGATGGAAAGATTGATGTACGAAAAGGCGAACGGCCTTGAATTTTACCGAACAGCGCCTTGGAATATGAGCTTTACCGAATTTTCACAAAGCACGCAGAACACCGATTTTTTAACGGAAGTTTTCGTTTATAGTTACCTTCGCCCCGCGGATCCCTCCGCAACGATGGCAAACAGAAAATACCATGCGCGCTATGTATACGAAAATATCACTGGCGGGATCGGCCTCCCGCCTTGGCTGCTGGGCTGGCTTAAAAATCGGAAAAGGTGGTGGAAACCGATATGCTGAACGCGCCGTTTATGTTTGATTATCAGAACGCTATAACTTCATTGCAGAAACCGGGAATTGTTCATTCCCAGAACACCGGGCTCGCGCGTTTCTTCCAGCGGTATCTTTTGCAAAAAGCAATTTCTGTTTTTAAATGGAAAATGCCGGAAAGCTGGGCAGAGGACTTTGTGAAGTATGTGCTTTACTGTCAGGGATATTTTTGCATTATCAATACTGATAAATTCGGAGTGATCGCCCAGAATTGCGGCCTGTATGGATACGATGTGTATTATAGGCCAACCCATGTCGTAATTGCGAATCCGCTTATCAAGCAAAATCTGCGTCCGAAAATCGGCGTTGACTGCGCTTTGATCAAGCTACAGCCCGATTATGGCGGCATCTGGGATATTATCACGTACTATGCGGATTTGATGGCGGTAGCGTCTGAATCTGCCGGGGTAAATCTGGTAAATAGCAAACTTTCATATCTGCTATTTGCGAAAAATAAAGCATTTGCTGAAACGCTGAAACAGATTTATGATGGTATCGCCGGAGGCGAGCCTGCAGTCGTCACGGACAAAAACCTGCTGGATGATCAGGGACAGCCCTCTTGGATGGCGTTTGATCAAAATGTGGGGCAAAATTTCATTGTAGATAAACTGCTTGATTGCCTGCGAATGATTGAAAATATGTTCGATACTGATATCGGCATTCCTAACGCGAACACGGAAAAGAAAGAGCGCCTTTTAACTGATGAAGTGAACGCGAACAACGTAGAAACATTTGCAAAATGTTCCTTGTGGCTGGATGAACTGCAAAAAGGAATTTCCATTGCCAATGATATGTTCGGGCTGAATCTTTCCGTTGATTGGAGGATCAAGCCAGAGGAAGGAGGGACGGACTATGGCAAACACGATTCTATCAATCTTGGGAATTTATAAATTTGATGATACCATCTTTGATGATTTGAACGTTCCAGCGGGGATGAACAAGAACGCGCTAATCAATAAAATTCTGATGGACTTAGGCGAACTGAATGTAGTATACAGCAAGCCGGATATTCTCAAAGCGGCTATTGGAACTTGGAGCATTTCCCGCGCCACCACTTGGTCAAGAATGTGGGCCGTAGCGCAGATCGAGTATAATCCGTTAGAAAACTATGATCGGCAGGAAACTTGGACGGATCAGGGAAGTCACCAGAAAAGCGGATCGGGGAATAGTCAAAGCTCCAGCAATTCAACGGTCACAGAAAAGGTCGCTGGATTTAACAGCGAATCGCTTGTAAATTCCAGGCAGTCAACGGGCAACGGATCGGGAACAGTTACCAACAGCGAAAGCGAAAGCGGCACAGACACCAGCACCAGAACGGGAAGAACTCACGGCAATATCGGCGTAACTACTTCACAGCAAATGCTGGAATCGGAATTGCAAGTCGCGCCCAAACTCGATATTTATAATTGGATCGTGGAAGAATTTAAGCAGTATTTCTGCATCATGGTTTATTAAAGGAGGGATCAGGATGGGCCTTTATGAGCATTTTCCTTACACCAACTTACAGAATCTGAATCTTGATTGGATCCTGGAAGTAGTGAAAGATTTTAAGCTCAAATTTGAAAGCGCGGAGCAATGGCTTGCCGATGCTATCGCGGCGATGAGCGCGGCGAAAGATGCGAATATCGCGGCGATGGCTGCGGAATTGCAATCCCTGTTGGATCAGATGCAAGCGCAGTATAATACGCTGATCGGAGGATTTGAAGCGGCGTATCAAAATTGGATCAATATTTTTACTGATTCTGTCGGCACAATTCAGGCCGAAGCGCAGGCGAATATTGAAGCA